TTCGATCTCTTCAGCTGCGTTGTGGTATGTCCAGAACCAGGACTCACCATCATCGCCGGTGAACTCTTCGAGTACCTTGTCCTTGCTTTCTTCTACACCTTCAAAGTCCCAGGACTTATGACGTGTAAGGTCAAGCGAAGCAGAGAGATTGTTAATCTCACGCAGCAACTGGCATTGCTTAGTGTTGATGCGATTCTTTTCTTGAACTGCGTCCCTGATCTTGGCTGTGTATTCTTGATACTTAGGATCAGCGGACTTCAGTTTGTACTGCTCGTGATAATCCATGTGTGAATAGTTAGCCCCGCTCAGTGCGTGGGCAATACCTGGGCTAGGGTTTGCACCTAGCCACACGCTTGAACGTATCAGGATGCGAGTGCGACCTGGCGCATCTCTTCTGCCATCTCTTGTGCGTTGCACCACATCTCAACAACACACCAGACTAGGCGGTTCTTGAGTTGTGTGATGTCATCGTCATCCTCACATACGTCCTTGATTGAGATGTCGCAGTCGGAGAGATAATCAAGGATCTCATCCTCATGCTCATCATAGAATGCAAGGGTTTCGTGATAGTAGATGAAACCAGAGACACCAGCAGCGCAGCCATAGCGGGCTACGTCCTTGATCTCGTCGATGTCATCGAAACGTGCAGTCAACGCGGAGTGCATGGACATGATGATGTGTTACGCAATGTGTACATGTAGGGCGTTGAGCCCAGGCTCATGCCAGGCATTGCACCTGGCAGCGGGCTATGATCCCGTGAGCTGTGCCTGTCAGGCAGGCAGACCAGCAGTCAGGTCAGGGATGACACGGAAGCTGGTACGTGCTGTGTCCAGCAGGTTGTGGTTGATCCAGAACCCAAGTGACATGTTAGGGTTAGCCATAAGGCTAGCGATAGCACGACGAGACACGTTCTTGTACTCATACATGTTGCCGTTCTTGAACGACACAATGGCTACGCCACGGAGCAGGTCAACGTGGACGAACTCAGCAGCAGCAGAGGTACGAGAAGCAGAATAAGTGAACATGAAATGTTAAGTGAAGTGAACAATGGCTGCGTCCATGAGGAGCAGCAAAGCCTGGTCAGGGACTCGAACCCTGGTGCACGCCGGTGCATGTCAGACACCCATGAGCATACTTGTATGCCGCCTGTGGGTCGGCGGCGACGGTGTAACCGTCACACATCGTAACATCCTGGCCGGCCAACTGGTCAAGCACCTCCAGGCTCTACGGCTTGCTGCAGATGACTGCACCGTACCGTCGCAACGAGCTATGCAGTTGTCAAGGTTCTGGGAGACGGGACAGCCTGAAGGGACACCGGCTGTATCTGATGGTTGAAGATCGAGACTCTCCTCCCCCTTAACAGGGAGAGTCGAGATCAAGACCTTCAAATCAGATATCAGAATCCAGCATACACGATGAGGTCGGTGGACGGTGGAGCAAGCTGCACACCACACCATCAGATCCCAGTCATAGCAATGGTTATCATCTTTGCTTATCGGTGTTGTGTTGTCTTATAACCGTAGGTTAACCGAGCCGACAGATCGTGGCTTTTGTGCGCGGGCGCGGTAGTTGGATTGCGCGGTGTAACGCGGTGTAGCGCGGCTATGCACGGGGCAAACCGGGGCTAACCGGGGCAACAGTACCCCCCTTGGGGGTAAACTGCGGCCTGGCATAGACGTAATAGGCTTCACACATTTTTGTCAAAATTTATGACCTTGTATATGACGTAAGACACGGCTGACATTAGTACAACCAGCATCCATACGACTGACCAAACTATCATTATTGTTTATTTAAATAAATCTGTTCTTTTTCGTAAGGTTTATACCGGACATATTCGATTAAATCGTTTACATAGCCCGGTACATACGCTCTAACATCAAGACATGCTTGAAAGCTAACTAAACTAGCAGTACAAACAGTTAAAAACCCTTCTAAATAGACGATAAAGCTTTTGATACCAATGGGAAACATTCTTTAACTAGCTCCAAACATTGATCTGCAATCTGTTGATGCTCTTTTTGTGTACCATTTGCACATCTAAGATCCGTATAATGGATCCAAGACCGCAATGTACCGTTCATATACAACCTTGTAGGCGTACTTAGGGGTAAGACCTCTCTAGCGCATTCTTTAGCTACACCTGCACCCAGCATCTCATCATACAACATTTGTGCTTGATCAAATACAAACTGAGCTTTAAGTTGTAGCTCTTGTTTTGTAAATGGATCTAAGTCATCAATGCTGTTTTGTCTGTTTTCTGTATCTTGTCTGCGAAGATCAGGAATAACAGGGTTATCGTTTACCACAGCATAACGCTGGCTAAACTCCTGAAAACTAAATGATCTGTGACGTAAAATTTGTGCTGCAATACTACGTGTTGTATTGATTTCTACACACATGTTCACCATTTCAAACGGTGACCAATGTTTGTGTTTAATAAGATATTTAATCAATCTAGCACTGGTCTCAGTGTTGTTTTGATTATCTGGATTAGATACCCTTGCCATGTAAGCTACGAGTTCGTCACCTTTAGGGGTTGAATGAATTAGTTTAACAGTGTGGGACATACAGTAGTATAGATGACATCAAGATTATTTATAAAAAAGTAAATAAA